AGAGGAAAAAATAGCAATCGCAAAAGCACAACAAAATAGCATAAATTAAGCTATTGACTATACTGTGGGATAATATATAATTATCCCACAATTAACAATTAAACAGAAAGCAAATAATATGCAAACACTAGACAAACTACAAAAGCAATTACTTCTAGGTACAGAAATAAATGCAATATTAAAACAATCAAATAAACTTTTAGACATAGTGAAAGAGAACCAAGAATATTCTCACAAACTACAAGCTGAAAGCGACAGACTAGAAAAAGAAATAGAGGCAGAGAGATTATATACTGCGTCAGAACATATGGCGAGGAACTCATAATGATATTACATAAACAATTTATGATTACTTATTTCTCTACTAAAGATGGAAAGACAATCACAAGAAAGGGAACTTGGACAGAGAAATGCAAATATTTCACAAGTAAAGTTGGCAACCATATGATGACATACTTTGATATGGATGCACAAGGTTATAGAACTGCAAAAGGTTCTTGGACTGTGAGGTATTAATGAGCATAGAAGTAATGGTAGTCAATGCTTGGTTTATACTAACAACATATATAATACTCTCACTTGTGGGGGTATTATAATATGAAATATTGCCAAGGAACTAGGTGTCATACATATGACACCAAAGACAGAAAGAGAGGTGTCAAGGGTAGCAAAACAAACCAGACTAGAAAGAGGTCATCTTTTTATTATGGCAATGGCAACTTCTGTTCTCTACAATGTCAGACAGATTGGTTTCATACTCATGGAGATAATGCAATCAATCATTTTGGTAGAGTAGAGCAACCAATAATACTAACCGAGGCTAACGCATGGCAAACAATATATAATCGTAATTGCTATGATGATAACTATCAACGTATTGAGGGTGTACCAGAATACGTTGAACAAAACACAATCACAAAGGAGATAAGACCATGTCAGCAACCACAATAACACAAGAGCAGTTAATGAAACAAAAGATTAAATATCTTGAAGATAGAATAGATGTCATGTCTAAGTCTATTGGTCGTATCAATAATATACTTGGTAGATTTCAGATGACCGAGAACCAAGAGCAAGGGTTCAAGGACTTAGTGAGTAGGGACAATGGCAACGAGTTAATCTAATCTAGTGTAAGGTGTATGCAGTAAATGCATGCACCTACATCTTGTGTGTCAAGAAAAAAATTTCCTAGATATATACCGGGAGGGCCCACCCTTACGCTGGCGGGCCCACCCAAGTAATAAAAAAAATAGAGGTACCAGACCGGTTGCCTATGGTAATTAACTTTGTATACATCGCACCCCCTTTTTATATAAATAGGGATCCTAAGCTTACCCTTTATTGCTTAATTCATAGAGTTAAGGTATAAGATTTGAAATCATATTAATTGTATGCAAAAAAATATTTTAAAAAATCTGGACGGATTGACTCCAGACGAAAGCGCTAAACTACTTGAACTTGAACGAAGCGTAGCTTTGGATGATGCCCGTCCAAATATTACAAATAATTTTTTAAGTTTTGTCAAATATGTTTGGCCTGAATTCATTGAAGGTTCTCACCATAAAATTATTAATAAAAAATTTAACGACTTAGCTGAAGGTAAGATCAAAAGGCTCATTATCAATATGCCACCTAGACACACCAAGTCTGAGTTTGCATCTTATTTATTGCCGGCCTGGATGATTGGTAAAAATCCAAAACTAAAAATTATTCAAGCAACTCACACAGCCGATCTTGCAATTGACTTTGGTCGTAAGACTAAGAACTTAGTTGACCAAGAAAACTACAGAGAACTATTTCCAACTAGACTACAGGAAGATAGTCAGGCAGCAGGAAAATGGAAGACCGAACAAGGTGGAGAATACTTTGCAGCTGGTGTAGGTGGAGCCATCACAGGTCGTGGTGCGAATCTATTAATTATTGATGATCCCCACAAGGAACAAGATATTCGTGGAGATGGTAAATCTTTTGAGAAAGCTATGAACTGGTACACAGCAGGACCTAGACAAAGACTTCAACCTGGTGGATCAATTGTAATCGTAATGACTAGATGGTCTACTAAAGATGTAACAGGACAATTATTAAAAGCTCAATCAGAGGAAGGATCGGATCAATGGGAAGTAGTAGAATTACCGGCCCTGCTCCCCGATGGAAAACCCGTGTGGCCTGAATATTGGACATCTGAAGAATTACTTAAGACTAAAGCATCTATACCGGTTAGTAACTGGAATGCACAATACATGCAACAACCGACCGGGGACGAGGGAGCTTTAATTAAAAGAGAATGGTGGCGAGACTGGACAGCCAAACATCCACCTCCTTTAGACTACATTATTCAAAGTTATGACACCGCTTTTACTAAAGGCACAAAATCAGATTACTCAGCTATAACGACCTGGGGTGTATTTGAAACTGAGGAAGATGGTCAAAATATAATACTTCTCGATGCTTTTAAAGATCGATATGAGTTTCCAGAACTCCGGCGTGTTGCGTATCAGCAATATTTGGATTGGAAACCCGATATGGTTATCATTGAAGCAAAAGCTTCAGGACTACCTTTGACCCATGAGCTTAGACAGATGGATATACCTGTTATCAACTTCACCCCTAGCCGTGGAAATGATAAGCATGTACGTGTGAATTCTGTTGCACCTTTATTTGAATCTGGTAAGATATGGGCTCCTATGCATGAGCATTTTGCTCAAGAGGTTATTGAGGAGTGTGCGTCGTTTCCATTTGGGGAACACGATGACTATGTGGATAGCACAACACAAGCTATCATGAGAATTAGACAGGGTGGTATGGTTCGACATCCTGAGGACTACAAAGATGAGCCGATTGTTAGAGGGGAAATAAAATACTATGGCTAAAAGCTTAATCGAAATCGCATTACAATTAGGAAAGCAACTTGGAGCAAATACTTCTAAGTTTCTTGGTACTAAATCAAATGTCACGTTCATGGGACCAGGGCCCAAGGATGGTATGCTATTTCAAAAAAGTATTAACCCAGAATCATTCGCATCTCTTGGAATTGAAAAAGTACTACCGGATATTGAATCTTCATTAGGATATGCAGTTGGTGGTAAACTAAATGATATCCAATTAAATAAATTAATTGATAACATGTCTATCATGGCTGATGTTCTAGATCCGTTAGCTGCAAAAAATGTTGTCGATGCTTCATCTAGATTTGGTGGTGGTTTAGAATCTTTAAAAGGATTAGGTCTTAAGAACTTAGACAATGTTAGATCTAAATCAGGAATGGCTGAGAGACAAATAACTGACGCAGCTAGTGAAAGACCAATTAATCGTTCTGGAGAACTTACAAGTGTTGCGGATGAACCCGGACAATCAGGTGTATCTTATGCAATAAAAAATCCCGCTAAAATTCCAGGTGACGAATCAGCAGCATTTCCTTCTTTTAAAACTACAGAGAATATTGATACCTCAAGTCCACTAATGTCTAAACTTGAAAATAGAGTTCAAGGCATGAGGGATGATACGGAAGCGGCAACAGGGATCATGGCAAATGTTGCAAAAGGTGATCTTCCAGGAAAGACTGGAGCAGCCAGAGAATTTTTAGTTAATAGTTTAAAAGTTGGAGACGACTATCCATCAACTACATTATCTGACGTGATGTCGGCACAAGATATGAAATTTATTATGGAAGGTGGTGGAGGAGCGATGGGTGATCCATTAGTTCTAGTACAAAAGTATTTTGGACCAAGGATCGCTGAGATGATTCCTAATGGTGGCACACCTGAAGAGATCGCAATATTTACAAAAAAAGTTTTAGAAAATGTAGAAGACGCTAAAGGCTTAAGACCGGATGAACCTGCTTTTGATCCGTTGACTGCAAGGTTTGTAGATGAATTAGCTGATGGTGGTATCGCTGGATTAGAGACTAGACAAGGTTTAAAATTTGGTGGCAAAACGGGTAAATCTATTTTATCAAAAATAGATGACAAAATGATTAAGAAAGCAGCAGATGATATTTTTCCAACAGATGATTATAAATATGATGCTGAATTAGTTGTTGATGCATTAGTAGAAAATAATCCAAAATTATTTAAAAACTTATTAGCTGATGATTTAGATGATGCTTTAAGATCAGAACTTTATGGACTCGCTGTAAGTGAGACAGGAACTAGAGCAGCAATGAAAATTAAAGCAGGAAAAATGGAACGTCCTTTATTTGACGAAAAAGGTAATTTAAATAAAGATGCAGTTCTGGCTGATGCTACTAAGTATGATGGATTAGATCAAGCACCAGTACCTAGTTTCCAATTAAATGTTGACAAAGCGGTTAGTGAATTAAATATTCCAAGAGAAGAAGCAATAAGAATTGCAAGTCTTCCAAGCGACCAACAGAAAATAGCTTTACAAATATACCTTGATAAAAACATGGCACAAAGAGCAGAATTAATGAATTACAATCCTAAAACGTTCGATGCAGCAAAAGGCGGACTAGCTAAAATCCTGGAGCTGTAATGGCTAAGACTATTATAACAGAAAAAAGTTTTAGGGACGCATATAAGAAGTTTCAAAGAGAATCTAAAAATATAGGTACAGACGAACAGTTTGCAGCCTACTTGAATAAGAACTACAAGACTCAAACTGGAAAGTTATTTAGTACAGCTAATGTTCTTTCATTAAGAACCAAATTAGAAATCAAATCACCTGTAGCGTCAGGTACTAATCCAACAGACAGAGCAAAATTTATAAGAGATACAGCTTATTCAACTAAAGAAATCGATAAAGCAAACAAAGGTTTAAAATATACATCAAATGTAGACATAAGAAATAAGATAGTAAATAAATTTAAAGACAGACCTGCAAATTTTCCTAATTTTAAAACTGCCTATTATCCCTATCTAGATAAACTAGATACCATACCCGATAAGATTGATAAGGCTTTAAAGAGTATGTTGAAAAGTGATGAACCTTTAAAAAAAACTTTAATTGAGCAGTTGGTGAGATTAACCGGACTTGACGAAACTACAATAAAAAAACCACCTAGAACAGGCGGTCAATCTAATTTAGAAAAGTCAAAAACATATCAAAATATAAAAGAAAGTGCAGATGTTATTAAAAGAAGTAAAGGTATGCCAAGAGATTTTTACACACTACCTTTTAAAAAACAACTTGAATATGCAGCAAAATTTAGTGAAGGAATGCCTCGTTACACAGACATGGGTAATCAAATAAAGTATAGTGCAAAACCTCAAAATAAAATTATGGAGTATGCAATTAGAAGTTGGAACAATAAACGGGGTTCTTTAGAAGGGCCTATTCAATTTTTTAAAAAAGGATCTCGTACACCCATTAAATGGGAGCGTGGTAAAAAAATACCTTATGGTAAAGTAGAGTTTTCTTATAATGGAAAAAAACACAGTTTTGAGAAACTAACAAGTCCTGTCTATATGGAAAGATATTTCCCAGAACTATATGAAAAACAAAAAGCATTAAATAATTTAAATTCTAAAATGGTAGACAATCCTTTTAAGAAAGGAAAAAAAATTTCAGTTAGAGAATTAAATAGAAAAATACAAGTAGATGGTTATGGCTATTCACCAAGAAGAGGAACATTAGATATATTTCATGGCAAACGTGGGGTTGCAGATAGACCTTTCACAGACCTTACTTATGGAGCGAGTGATATAAATAAAATGGAAGAAGTATTTAGAAAATCTACTGTATCAAAGAATCCAAATATTGCTAAATCAGAATTTAATAAAATAAGAAAAGTATTACTTAAAAGTACCGTGGATCCTAAGACAGGAAAAAAATTAATCGGTGATGCGTTAGATCAATCGATTATTGACAGATCCAACTATCAAGCAGAAGCTATAAAAAATAATAAATTTAAAGGCTATGAAGACCTGAGAATAATGGTAATGGAAGAAGCCAAAAATCCTAATAGTGCAGTTTGTAGAAGTCTCGGACGTTTTAGAAAAGACGGTGGTAGAATAGGTTTTGCCAGCGGCAGTGGTTGTGTAATTGAAGCAACTAACGCTATCGATGAAAACCCAGTTAAATTTGCTCAAGACATGAATAAGACGGAAGGCATGTTACCTAAAATTCAAAACGCAGCCAGTAAATTTTTATCTGTTGCCAAAAAAGGTGGAAGGTTTGGAGCGTTCGCTGCAGCCGGTGCCGCAACTGCAGGACTTGTTAAAGAATTTAGAAACGATGATCCATCAACTTATCTATCAAACGAAGATCAACAAAAAAATATGTTAATTGATATGTTGACTCAACCGGTATCAACTCCGTTAGAAGAACCAAGTACAACGTTCGGCGATGCACAACTACCGGCTATCGGTGCAGTAACTGCAGCAGGTATGGTACCCGGTGGAGCAGAATTATATAGACAAAGAACTGGATCAGGAGTTAGGAAAGGTCCGTTAGGCGGTCCCCGTTTAGATGCAGATAAATTACCTATTCCTAAAAACAGAGTCAGTCCATTTAGAGCGGCCCTTGGTCCCTTGTCCGGGGTCCTGGGAAAAGGATTAGCGGCTACGGGAACACCGTTAGGGATGTTAGCACTAGAGCCTTTATACATCGGTCAACAAATCGCTGATGGAGATTCAGCAGGCGAGATTGCAACAAACCCATTAAATTATTTAGGCCCTGCGTTTGCGGGATCTTTATCAAAAGAAGCAACAAGATTCGCTGGACCGACAGTGTCAAATATTATGAGATTAGGTATAAGTCCAACAACACTTAAGACCGTATCAAGAAGATTTGGAATACCGGGTCTAGCTTTATCTGCGGGTGTTAGTGGATATGAAATGTATCAAAACAAAAAAGCAGGAAGGGGGTTATTCGATGACGGTTAAAAATAAAAACCTTGTTAAAAACATGGAACATGTTAAATTTGATAAAATCCCACCATTAAAAGGACCTGACTCACAGGGGTTGAATGTTCCTTTAAAACAAAGTACAACAATAGAGAACTCGGAGAATATAAATGGCAGATATGGACAAAGCTCTACCAAACGTAGAGACAGAACTTAAAACACCTAGCGACGAAGAAGTAGCAATATCAGAACAAGAAACAGCTGAAGCACAAGTTGGACCTGAAGATATTGACGTTGTCCAAGAAGAAGATGGTAGTGCTACAATTAATTTTGATCCATCAGCAGTCAATCAACCGGGCGGAGAAGGTCACGGAGACAACTTAGCAGAATTATTACCTGAAGATGTTTTAGGTAAACTAGGATCAGAACTTTCAGAAAATTATCAAACTTATAAATCAGCAAGAAAAGATTGGGAAGATAGTTATACTAAAGGTTTAGATCTTTTAGGTTTTAAATATGAAAACCCAACACAACCGTTTCAAGGAGCAAGTGGTGCAACACACCCAGTATTAGCTGAAGCTGTTACACAATTTCAAGCACAAGCTTACAAAGAATTACTACCGGCTACTGGACCCGTACATACTAGAGTTATTGGTTTAGCTAATAGACAAAAAGAAGACCAGTCAGTCAGAGTCAAAGAATTCATGAACTATCAGCTCATGGATGTAATGAAAGAGTATGAACCCGAGTTCGATCAAATGCTCTTTTATCTGCCTCTCAGCGGCTCTGCATTTAAAAAAGTTTATTACGATGAACTATTAGGTAGAGCCGTTTCAAAGTTTGTTCCTGCCGATGATTTATTAGTACCCTATACTGCAACATCTTTAGAAGATGCAGAGTCTGTAATTCATGTTATTAAAATGTCAGAGAATGATTTAAGAAAAAAACAAGTAGCAGGATTCTATGTTGATATAGAATTAACACCTGGCTACAATGAAGAAACAGAAGTAGAGAAAAAAGAGAGAGAATTAGAAGGAGTTAAAAGAACTAGAGACGAAGATGTATTTACAGTTTTAGAGATACACACAGACTTAGATCTAGAAGGCTTCGAAGATAAAGATTCTACTGGAGAAGACACAGGAATTAAACTTCCATACATTGTAACAATAGAACTTGGAAGTAGAGAAGTATTATCAATTAGAAGAAACTACAAAGCAGAAGATCCAAGTAAACAAAAACAAGAATATTTTGTACACTTTAAATTTTTACCTGGAATGGGTTTTTATGGTTTCGGTTTAATTCATATGATCGGTGGTTTGTCAAGAACGGCGACTACTGCACTAAGACAATTATTGGATGCAGGTACTTTAAGTAACTTGCCTTCAGGATTCAAACAACGTGGAATACGTGTTAGAGACGAGGCTCAATCTATACAGCCCGGCGAATTCAGAGATGTCGATGCACCTGGTGGAAACATCAAAGATGCATTTATGCCTTTACCATTTAAAGAACCTTCAGCGACTTTATTACAGTTGATGGGTACAGTGGTTGCGGCAGGGCAAAGATTTGCCTCCATCGCTGACATGCAGGTCGGGGATGGCAATCAACAGGCAGCTGTTGGAACGACCATAGCTCTATTAGAACGAGGTTCAAGAGTCATGTCAGCAATACATAAACGATTGTATGTAGCTATGAAAAGTGAATTTAATTTATTAGCAGGAGTTTTTAAAACTTATCTACCCCCTGAATATCCATATGATGTTGTAGGTGGACAAAAAAATATTAAGGTTGCAGATTTTGATGACAAAGTAGATATTATCCCTGTTGCAGACCCTAATATCTTTTCTCAATCGCAAAGAATATCACTTGCACAAACTGAATTACAATTAGCACAATCTAATCCAGGAATGCATAATTTATATGAAGCTTATAGACATATGTATGAAGCAATTGGTGTAAAAAACATTGATGCAATCTTGCCACCACCAGTTGAACCGTCTCCAGTAGACCCTGCAACTGAAAATATTTTAGCAATGTCTAATAAACCTTTCCAAGCTTTCAAAGGACAGGACCATCAAGCACATATTACAACGCATTTAAACTTTATGGCGAGTAATGTTGCAAGAAATTCACCCGTTGTTATGGCAACTTTAGAAAAAAACATCTTTGAACACATTTCACTAATGGCACAAGAGCAATTAGAGGTAGAATTTAGAGATGAGATACAACAATTGATGCAAATGCAACAAATGGCACAGCAAAATCCTCAAATGCAGCAAGATCCGCAGTTCCAACAACAGATTATGCAAATGTCTATGGCATTAGAGTCTAGAAAAGCAAAATTAATTGCAGAATCTACTGAAGAATTCAAAGATGAGGAAGCAAAAATTACCGGAGAGTACGGTGGAGACCCAATTGCTAAATTAAAAGCTAGAGAACTTGATTTAAAAGCTATGGATAATAATATTAGACAAGAACAGGATCAAGAAAAGATTAATATGGAAAAATCTAAGAATCTTATGGGTCAACAGCAGTTTGAGGAGAAATTAGAACAAAATGAAGACTTAGCAGAGCTTAGAGCAAACACTTCTTTAACTAAAGCTCAAATGAGTATTGACTCTAAAAGAGAAAATGACATGATGAAACAAATGGACGTTAGGATCTTGAAAGGTCCGCGAAGATAGTATATAATAATCACTTAGGAGAAAAATATGAAACCAAAAGACTTTTTTACAAAAAACAATCCAAATTATGTTGGTCCTGTTGTATCAGATACACCTAGAGCAGATGGTTCTAATACACATAAAACTAACTCAGATGGATTTTCAGAGGCTGTAGAAGTTAAAGTTCCTTTAGGACAACCGACTATCAATAAAGTTGGTGGCCAAAAAAGAATGTTAGCATCTAAAAAATCTTCAGTTAAGTGGTACTAACTCATGTGGATTTCGGCACTAAAATTAGCCGTTTCTGCAGGCAGTAAAATATACGCTAACAAACAGAGAACGAAGATGGCTATGTCTGATGCACAGTTAATGCATGCATCTAAAATGGCACGAGGTGAGGAAGCTTACCAGGGAAAATTATTAGAATCGAGAAATTCGGATTGGAAGGACGAATTTATTTTGCTTTTGCTCTCGGTGCCCATTGTAATGCTGGGATGGTCAGTATGGTCAGATAATCCTGTACATATGGAGAAAATGGAGTTATTCTTCGTACACTTTGGAAATTTACCGTTATGGTATCAAACAATTTTTGTAGGTGTCATTGCTTCTGTCTATGGACTTAAGGCCACACATCTGATAAAGAATAAGTAACTTGGAGATAAAAAATTATGAGCGCAAAATCTAGAAAACGAAACAGAAGACTTGCAGCACTAGC